TGATGATCGATGTGTTCTGTTGGATCGCAGTTTGCTGGTCACCGACGGTCGTGCTGAGTTGACTCAACTGCTGAGCTGTAGCTTGCTGATTTGTGGCCACTACCTCTTCAAGCAGCGTTACGTTCGCTGAGTTTTTGGCCACTGTTGCAGTCAACTCTGTCTGACGCCGAGCAGATGCCTCATTTTCTGAAGCTCTGACCTTCTCTTCGGTGGCAATTGCGGCCGTACTCGTCCACCCCTTCATCGCGTCTGCCAGATCACCTTCACCGTCATCGTCCCGATACGAAGCACGAAGCGCCTGAAAAGCCGTCGCTTGCGCCGTGACTACGCCGTCGAGTTCATTAATCTCGGCGGTGTTGGTGGCGACCTGCTGGGCAAGGCCATTCGCTGTTTCGACCGTTTGGCCCACGTCGAGCCAGTAGAGCGGGTTCGGCGGTGGCGTTTGAGTCGGTACCGGGCCAGTGGCCTGATAGATCCGCTTGCCCTGAACCACCAAGTCGTACTCAACGTAGGTAGCTTCAGGGTCGTAGCCTTTCAGCCCGTCGAGCGCGTCAATCTGCGCCTGCAAGCCTGGGATCTTCTCGATTTCTGCCAGAACATCCTCGCCGAGTTCTGTCTCGGTGATCTTGCCGGCAAGCGCCGCCAGATAAGCCGAAACGTCGTTCGAGGTCTGAGCCGGAACATAGAGGAAAGAGCTCTTCCCATAGGCGTTGGATGATCGGACGAAATAGTAGTAGTTCGTCCAGAACCCCAGCCCGGTGTGCGTAAAAGAAAGTCCCTGCCCCAGATACTCGGCATCAGCAGAGGTGGCTGTCGGTGACGTGCTGAAGAAGTACTCGTAGGTGCCTCCGTTCAGCCCGTTTTGCGAGTTGCTCGGAATAAGCACGATGCTGTCGATAGAAGACTGCACCACGCAGCTTTCCGGAATGGGTGGGCCATTGATGCTGACGGTGATCGTCACCTCGCCCGATCGGGCCATGGGCCCTACGGCGGCCACGCTCATCGTGTAGTTGCCCGACGGCAGGCCATTGATTGCACACTCTGTCGAGGTCGACGGCACGTTGTGCGATTGAATCGCTGTCGTACCCTGGCGCACGATCACGATGTATTCCTTCACGATGCCGCTCGGCGGCAGCCAGGACAGAACGCCCTGAATTACCTCGGCGGTGGTGTCCTGTGTCCACGTGAGATTGGTAGGGCTTCCAAGCCCGCCGGAAGGCAGGTTGATAAACCCGATCGGGTTATACGGCTGCCCCACCGCATCATCAAAGATTGCCGGCTCGTATTGCTTGACCTGGACCGTGCACCCCTCGCGATCGCCCATCGACCAATCGGAAACGATGAACTCGCCAAGGATGTTCAGCGACGGGAGGTTCACCCGAACCACGCGGCCCGGCCGGCAGTTGTAGCCGGCGAAATTCATCGGGATGCTGATTGCGCCACCGGCTCGGCGTCGACGCAGCTCCATGTTCGCCAGACGCTGCGCTTGGTAAGGATCGGTGACATAGGAGTAGGTCAGCGTCTCCGCTGCCTCGCCACCGTCCTCAACGATCCACTCGGCTACGCTGACCTCGGGATAGTCGGTTTCCGTCCAAGATTGCGACGGGTCGATGAACGTTCCGCGAACGGTGTTGATTGCTGAGTCGTTGGTTGGCTCAGTGCTACCCGTGACGGTGCCGATCACCATATCTTCGGTGATTTCGAAGTCGTACGGCCCGTAGTAGGCCCCGGCCTGGAACATCCAGCGACCACCAACTCGGATCAGGTGGCCACCAGCAGCGGCTTCGAGCTTCTGCAGGACTCCGGTTCGCTGCTCGTCTGCACCGATCACGCAACCGCTGCGGTAGCGCTGGCTGGTAGAGCCGTCCGCATTGGTGACGGCCTCGTCGCACACGTTCGCGGCACTCGCGAAAGTTTCGAAAACGATTTCATCGTCAGGCACGCCGCACCGGGCGCGGAGGTACCACAGCAGATGCAGCGCAGTGTTTGCGCTGTAGCCCGCCGTGTTGCTCCGTGGATCGTAAATGTCCTTGCGGCCGCGCACGACAAAGCGAGTGTCGGGGATGCCGGACGGGAACTTTTCGGCGCTGTAAAAAAGAGAGATGCGGACAAAGGACAAACCACGACCGATCTGTGAGTCTTTCCAGTCCGGGCAGTTGGCCTTGAGGAATGCATTCACCTGCGTCGGCTCGACGACGAGCTCGTAGGTGGCGAAAGGACCGAACGCACCAATTTCCTCTTCGCCAAGGTAGATGTTTTCGAGGGCATCGATCGCCCCTTCGCAAAGCACGTACACCAGATGCAGCCATTCGCCCTCCCCTTGATCGCCAGCCTGCTCCTGCGCCCACACCAGCACGCCGCCGGTGGAAACGCGTCCAAGGATGTAGCGCACCGGCGCCTTCGAGGAGCGTACGGTCTGGGCAGACGGCTCGTTATCGCGCAGTGGCGACTTGGTGTTGAGCTTTTCCTGTTGCTCGGCAGCGTAAAAGGCAAGCGCTGCGCCAGCCACAGCACCCCAGGGGCCGCCCTGAGCAAAACCAACCACCGCGCCGATGACGACTGAGGCGAGTTTCTTAACGCCGCCGCTCATTCAATTCTCCACGCGGCCAATGGCTCGCACTCAACCCGAGCCGCACCGTCATCGGTGGCAGCCCAGTAATCCCCAGCCCAGAAAACGGCCATGCTTCGGCCGCCGGGGGCGTCGTACAGCACAACGTCGCCGCGCTGGATGAAACCCAGCGGCACCCGGGCGAAGTGGACATCCCATGCAGCCTCAAGGCTGCCGTGCTGTTTCTTCAACTGCCGCTTGGCGCCGGTCTCCGTCGTGTACTTGCCGCGGTAGTTCTCCGCCGGATCGACACCACACACCGAGGCCGTGCAGTCCGCTGCGAACAGGCAGCAGTCAAATTCGCCCCATGAAAAAGGCCGCTCTTGGGCGGCCTTGATCGTTTCGTTCAGACGGGTTGTCCAGTCTCGGTAGCGCATGGCTAGCTTCCATAGGTGAATGTTGGTGCGTCCTTCTTCGAGCCCCAGTAAATGGGCCATTCGGACATTTGGGCGATCGCGTAGAAGAACCGGTCGCCCTGATGGCGCGCGCGGTGGTTTTCGTCGGTGAAGCGCTCGGTGCCGGTTCGGCTCCATTCGGCCATGCGATCAATCACTGGGACGGTGATGCTATTGCCGTCCTCGCCATTGCCGGCAAAGGAGAACTTCGCTGCGTCCATCCGGCCGGAAAACAAAATGTCCGCCGCGTAGTTGCCGGCCTCGTCGAACACCACGAATATGACTTTTGCTATTCGCCCGCGACAGCCCCGGACGTTGGTTTCCGAAAGGATGTAGGCATCCAACCCGCTGAGCGTCAGCTCGACCGACATTGGCGATCCGGAGTTGTCGCTCTCCTGCGACTGGCTGACCTGGCCGAAATTGCCGACCCCGAGGTAAGTGATGCCATCTACCACCAGATCACCGGTACCGGTGTGCGCGAAGACCATGCCGTCGACGAAATCGAGTTGCACCGCGTACACAGGCATGAAGCGGCCCGTGGCGATGATGTTCACGACACTCTGGCTGAACGGAAATGCTGAGGGCATCAGAACGCCTCCCTGAATTGGTAACTGCCGTTCGCGATCACCGGCTTAATGGACATCGCCCACGTATCGGTGGTCATGCGCATTTCCGAATACGGATTGAGGTATTCGACAGCGGTGCCGGCGGTGAGCGTCTTGCGGATGCGCTTGTTGACTGACACCGTCACCCTGCCCTGCGCGTTCGCCGATGCAGGATCGGTAACCTCGAACATCTCGCCCGCGATGGTGATGTAGTCACCAGCAGCAAACACCGCAGCATTTGCCGGCGCGCCGCCGATGACCATCGACCGCGCCTGCGCGTTTCCGGTGACCACTGAGAGCGCGCCGACGCTGTTGGTGCGCCGGCGCGTGAACGCCGGCAAGTTGAAGGTGCCCATCATTCCGTCAAGCTTCCCGAGGAATGAGGACAGCTGTCGCTCCTGCTCTCTGGTCAGCAATCCGAAGGTTAAGGTGCACTGCCAATAGGCGCCCGGGTAGCCGACGATCTGCTGGGCGTTCGAGAGCGTCGAGGTGAACGCCCTGCTGTTGTTGACGATGCCCCACGTCATTTCTGACGGGCGCAGCGAAGCCGGCCACGTGAGAGCCATGCAGTACTCCTTAGATTGCTTAGCGCCGCGCGATCAGCTGGCGGATGGTTCCGTTCATTTTCAGGTCGCGCACGACCAGCTCGTAGCCGCCCTTGGCGCCCTGCATTGCTGCCTCCCTCACCATGTTGACGGTGGCGTCATCCGGAGTGCCTTGGAAGCTGAAGCTCTGGTGGATGACCGGAGCAGCGGAAGAGCCCGACGAGATTGGGACGACGTTGGAGGTCGAAGCCGCAGCAGTCGCGCCAACGTAGCCGCCATCTGCGTACCCTTTGGCGTTCGCGTTCATGCGCTCGAGGAACTCCCGAGCGCCTGGTTGGCTCACCGCTTCCTTTCGGACAACGAACTCGCCGCCGTGCACAACGCCCTTCGGCTCGAACTTGCCGCCGTCGCCGGTATAGCCGCCGTCAGAGAAACCGAACTTCGAGCTGTATCCGGCTGCAGATGCTCCGAGAGTGGAGGACGTCGCGCCAGCCGAGCCGGCGGCGAGACCATTTCCGGCTGCAGCGCCACCAGCGGTAAGTCCGCTGAAGATCGTGCCGAAGATGCCCACCGCCGCCTGGCGCACTTGGATGCGGATCAGATCAGCAATAATGCCGTCAGCCAGATCCTTGAAAGACAGCTTCCCAGTCTTCACGAAATTTACGATCGAGTCTTCCATGTTGCTGAAGGCATTGGTGAATAGCGATTTGCTTTGGCCGGCCACATCAGCAGCTTGCTCGGCATAGTTCTGAAATGCCGACCTTGCACCGTTCGACCAGTCGGCCTGAGCCTTATCCACTTTGGCCCAGCCATTCACCATGATTGCGACCTGCTGCGGGAATAGCTCTTCGGTGATATTGATCTGATCCTGTAAATCCTTGCGCTGCTGGTCAGTTGACGCCCTGGCAAGCTTGGTACGCAGATCAAGGATTCGGTCGTTGTGATCGCTTTCAAGCTTCAATCGCTCCGAGGCTCGTTGTGCCTCCTCGGTTCCCTGCCCAATAGCAGCAGCTGCCTGGTTGGCAGCTTCCTGCTGGGTTTGGAGTTGCTTCTGTATCTGCAGTCGATACTGCTCGGCCTGGCTCAGCTCGCCACTTTTTTCAATAACTGCGGCGTAATCCTTTGATGCCTGACCAAGCGCAATACCATATTGCTCCTGCGTGATCTTCCCTTTCGAAAGGGCAAGCTGCAGTTTCTCCTGTGCCTCGGTCAGATCTCGAACAGCCTGTGCTGCCGGGTCTGCCTTTTTGTAGAGGGCATCGAAGGCGCTCAATGCGGCGTTCAGCTCACCTTTTTCGCTAGGCCCCTTGGGGGTTTTTGTTGCCTTGTTTGGCGTGGTGCCGGCCAAAATTTGCGCCATTTGCTCTTCGGCAAGTTGCTGAGGCGTTTTCCGCGGGGTAGCCGGTGCGGCTGGAGCGGTACCGCCATTTGTCAGCAGCCCATAGCCACTGAGCCCTTGCTTTTGCTGATCAACCAGCAGCAGATTGCGACCTGCAGTCAGGTTAATCGACTTGTCGATGATCCGCTGCATCGCGCTGACTTGCCGGGCAGAACTTTCTTCGGCCGCTTTTGCCGTATCGTCCAGAGCCTTCTTCTGTGCGGCTGCCGTATCCTCAGCGGCCTGCATGGCGGTGTAACTCGCCACCAGCAGAACCTTCAGGCGCTCCTGCTCGACCTTGTTGTTCTCCCTCACCGCATCCTGATACTTGTTCAGAAGATCGGTCTGGCTTGCGATGGCTTTGGCTTGAGCCTGCTGCGACTCGCTGGCGCCCATTTTTACTGCGGTGTACGCCGCCTCAGCTGCTGCGTTGGCGCCAACCAGGTCGCGGGTCTTGGTCAGTTGCTCAATGTATTTTGCCCAAGCTTGCGCATTGCTTTCTGTCGAAGCGCCCACGGCGGCCTGAGATTTCGCCAAGCCGGATGTTGCAGCGGAAGCGGAATCCGCTGAGTTCTTGCTGAGATCCAGCAGTTTGCCGTAGCGCTGAGATGCCTCATTGCTGGTGGCGTAGGTATTGGCCAAGCCGATCAGTTGCGTTTTGTATTCGGCGGACAACTTGGTGTTATTGCCAAGCCAGGTGGTCAGATCGGCTAGCGGTTTCTGACCATTTCCGACCTCCTCGAACAAGCTTTTGAACTGACGCATTGATACGCCAGCCGACTCGCCTGTAAGGGATAGACCAGTTATTGCCGTGTTCTTATACGACTCAAGAGCATCGGCCGCCTCCTCAGCCTCTTTCTTCTGTTCGCGCATCCAGCTGGAGGCCTGAAATTGCTTCTGCTCTGCGTTCAGCCGTTTGAACTTTTCGATCTGATCTTCAAGCGCCAAGCCTTGGTCTATTAACGATTTCGTTGCCGCACTGTTACTTGAGGCGAGGTAGATCGCACCGCCGGCCAATGCTGCAAAACCAAGCGTTACCAGACCCATCGGCCCACCCAGTGCCGCCATGGCAGCCGCGCTAGCCGAGCGTGCTACTGCTCCTCGTGACTCCGCAACGTTGAGCGCGTTCTGAGCCGCCGTCTGTGCTGCAAGAACTGCTGCGCCTTCAGTGCGCGCCGCGTTCAGTGCAACCGTCTGCTGTCCAACTATCGCGCCCGTGGCCAGCTCAGCCTGTCTAGCTACCGCCAAACGCCCTTCCGCTGCCGTTAGCTGGGATGTGATCGCCGCTTCGGCGGTGCGAATTTCGGCCAATCGAGTGTGCGAAGCCGCAAGCCCGGTATTGTTGATTTGCGCCCGCATGCGCTGGACTTCCAGCTGGCGATCAGCGGCCAGCTGTGCCGCCACTGCCTTAAGTTGCTTGACGCTCGCAATTTCAGTTTGCGCTGTCGCCATAGCTTCGCTACGTGCGTAAATGGCACGCGCTAGTGCCGCCTCAGACGAAGCGACGGCCACGCTCTGAATAGCTACGGCTTCGGTCGAAGCTGAAACCGTCGCCTGCCGCTCGGCAATGATTTGAGCCTGAGTAGCCGCCACCCCATCGATGCGCGCCTTTGTTGCCAACGCAAGCGAGCCAACCAGGCCAACACCGACTTTTGTCGCGTAGGCGCCAGTGATCGCCATAAGTGCGTCAGTATTGGTGACTACTGCTTTCAGGCCGTCCCCGCCGACCGCTACAACATTGCCTAGGCCGGTAGCAATTGCCTGAATACCGTTAATAACCTCGGGCTTGGTCAGCGACGTTGCAAGAGCATCGACGGAACTGATCAAAGGGTTAATGTCGATCTGACCGACAGCAGCAAGGAAGTTGTTTTTCAGTGCGGTCGATGCCTGCTCAAACCGGCGCGGCATACGATCAAGCTCTGAGTTCAGCGAAGTCAGCGACTTGAGAAGCGCATTGGTAACAACCTCAGCAGTGATCTTGCCGTCGGCAGCCATCTGGCGAATCTGGCCGTTGGTGACGCCCAGGTATTCGGCCAGCGCACGGGTGATGCGTGGCCCCTGCTCCATAACAGAGTTCAGTTCCTCGCCGCGAAGCGTGCCAGAAGCCAAGCCCTGCGACAGCTGAATAGCAGCGTTAGATGCCTCTTGCATGGTGGCGCCGGAAATTACGAACGCCTTGTTGATAGCGTCGGTTACGCCAAGCAACTGCTCCGTGGTGTAGCCGGCGCCTCGAGTCGCGTTAGCCAAGCGGGTGTATAGCGAAACAGTCGACTCCAGCGAGCTGCCGGTGTTATTCGCCATCGTCAGCAGCTTCTGAAACGAATCGCTCGCTACCGAAGTCGACGAACTTACTAGGGCCAAGGAGCCCTGCATGGATTTGAAAGCATCGGTCAGGCGGATGATTTCGCTCACAACCCGCCCAGCCCCAAGAGCGGCAAAGGCAGCACCGGCAGCGCGAGCCGCGGAGCCAGCTCCAGACATGGAGTTGGCAGCCTGATCACCAACCACAACAAGGTTGTTCAGGGTAATACGAAGCTGCTCACCATTACGCTGTGCCTGCCGCGAATCTATGATGATATCCAAGCGGCTGGACTGCTGAGTCATGGCTTTTCTCCGGACGTAAAAAAACCCGCACTAGGCGGGTTTAGAAATGAATCGATGCGTGGTGCGGGCGTCTCTATTCTTTGCGTCACACAGACTTAACAGGTCTCGCGCTGAGCGGTTGCTTGCCGCACACAGGGCAAAACATGCTCCCTTTAGCTATTTTGCTTGAGCAGTGTGGACACAAAACCAGTCTTCTAATTCTTTCCTGCTCCTTTCTCTCAGCCTCAAGGGCAGCTTCTTTTGCCTTGATCTCAGCCCTTTGTCTCGCATGCTGAGAACTGATTGCAAGCTTGGCCGCTGTACGCTCAAGATCAACCCGATACTTCTCGATGAGCTGCTTTTCCTTGGCCTTATAGCGAAGTTTTGAAACCCAGCCCCATATCAAAACCGATAAAAGCAGGGTAATAGCGAGAGCCGCCGCAATTGCCAGCGCTACCACATAAGTGCCGGCCGCTAGAGCAAAAACGCCGATGACCCAAGGGGCCACAGCTATAGCGATAATGGCGAGAAGAATAACGATGAGTACCTGCATAACCTCTCCCTGTTTGATGGCATCAATCTACCACCATCAGAGGGAAGCACCAAAGCGGGCTGTACGAATCCTCAGTAACGCCATTTCGCTCACCGATAGTAGCCTCTCGCCTTCACGCAACGGATAACCCCCAGTCCTTTGCCTGCAAGCCCAAGGACTGGGAGAGCGCCAATCTCGGCGCGTTTATGACCTGGAGGTCGGTATGAGCAGCTTTGAGGGAGCCCTGATTAACCATAGGGGCGTCACGTTTGCAGTCGTTATCGTAAAGCACCACTACACGTCGTCATCTAGCGCAGCGCAGCCGGTCCGCGAATCGTTCCAGCCGCACTTTCCAGGAGTGCCCGTTGTTCTGGCGTCACAAGATTCGCGGGGAACCTTCCGGTATCACGGTCGGCAAGATCTGGCCAAACTCCTTGCAGGACTTCAGCCTTCGCAGATTCCGTGGCGCAAATACCACACGTAACTGAGACCATTTCGAACTCAGCTCCCGCAGGCGTGAATGTGTTCATTTTTGCTCCCGCGGGAATCCCGCGCCGTGGTTAATCTTCATCACAAGCCGAGCACCCGAGATCACTTGGTCATTGAGCTTTCCTGCTGCTCTGCCCATCTTTTGCGGAAATCGTCATCAAGGGCGAATATCACAGCATCAAACTCTTCGCGGGAATATCGCTCACCGTAGGCTGCCAGGTAATCACTCAGATCCCGAACAGAGAGAGGTGCCGGAACACCGTTCATGCCGACATACTGCCGGCCCCGACTGATGACGTAGTAGGCTTCCAGCATATCGGTGGTTGGACCGTCCAGCTCTGGCGGCTCAGGGATGTAAACCCTCAGCTTTTCGTGGACTTCTCTTTTGCGCTCGTTTTCCGGGCCCGCCCACTCGGCTGCCCAGCGGTAGGCGGCAAGGGCTTTTCCACTGTTTCGGCCACCTGCTCCTTGTGACGTAGGGCGATGTCATTCGCAGCATTCAGGGCGAGGAAGTAGACCTCTGGCATCTGCTCGATCAAAACAACGCCGCGCTCCGGGGTATACGGCGCAGGTGCGTCTGGATCTTCTGCCTCTGCAACACCCTCCCAGTCGAGGATCAGGTGCTTGCATGCCAGCTCAACGAAAAGAATATCTGGATCTGGTATTTCAACCGATGACTTCTTGAGGATGTCGAACTCTTCAGTCCCTACGCCCATCTGGCGCGAGGCGAATTCAAGGTGTCGCTGAATCTGGCGGTAGTCGCTGGTGTAGCCTGGTCGAGCGGACGATCCGATCTGCAGGCGCAGGCCGGGGGCCGGCTCGATCCATCGCGTAGACACCGCATCGAGCGGATCTTTCTTTTTCAAAATAAAGGTCATTCTGTACCCCAGCAACGAGGCCCTTTCAGGCCTCTGCATTATTAGCGGTTAAGGCGTAACAGCAGGTACGCGAGTAATCGTTGGCGGGATGCGTCGGGCCGAAACAGCCAGCTCCACCTCAATGATGTCGGTTGCACCACCGTCCGGCCAACTGCCGACCGCTTCCATTTCTGGCAGCAGCACGGTGTAAGCACCGTCAGCATTCTCGAGCGTGAAGCTCATGGCCACCGATTCGCCGGTACGCTGCTTGCGGTACAGGGCGTAGGAAGCGGCAGACCAGGCCACGGTGACGCTACCGGAGGCGCTGAAGGTTGTCGGGATAATGCTGCCGGCGAACGCATCACCCGAGCCCAAGCAGCGCTGCGTCTGGACTGCATTATCGAAGGTCAGCGACATTGCGCTGATGCAAGTGCCATTAGCAGCCGAGGCGGCCACACCATCCAGGGTCAATGCGGTGAAGTTCTTGAAGTTGAATCGAGGGCCGTCCGGCTCCGCAGCGGGAGCACTGAAGAAGCTGGTGCCATCGGCCTTGTCTTCCCAGTCGGTCGCCGAAAACGTGGTGTCAATGGTGACATCGTTGTCGGTGCCGAAGGTGAAGGCCATCGATGCCACTTGTGCGCCGCGAGCAACTGACGCAACGGTCACATCGCTCGCGTAGGAAGCGATCGAGTAGCTGATGCGCTGATTGCCCATGGTCAGGGAGTCAGCCGTCCAGCGCGAGCCGAAGCACGATTCCAGGAAGTCGTCGACTGCGCCGCCGTAGCGCCACTTCATGCCGATCGCGCCGGCGACATCAACCGTGGTCGGTGTGGTGCCCTGACTCATTCGAGTCGAGCCAATTTCATTGTTTTCTGCGGTGTTCTGGGTTGGGCCGATACCGAACGAGGTACGGATCAGCTCTTTCCAGCCAGTTGCGGGCGTGACGCCCTGGGTTACTTCTTCAACATAGGCCGTGGCGACCTTTGCTCCTGACGACATGGGAATGTCTCCTTTCTGCGGGCATAAAAAAACCCGCTCATGGCGGGGTTGGCTGGATAGATCGGCTTGCTGGTTTTGGAGCGATGGCCACCCAATCGGCAGCGATCAGCTCGCTCGATAGGGGATATGGATGTTTACTTGATACCAGCCGAAGCCATCATCTCCCACGGTACTGGCCGACACGGCGAAACAGTCGAAGCCGTCCTGGCTGAAGAACTGGAAGTGCTGGACCAGAGTGTCAGCCGCCTTGGTGATGGCGAGCGTGCCAGTGTAGGTCTTGACGAACAGCTGAATGACGATGACTCCAGTTCTGCGCACGCATGGCGTCAGGCCGATCTCGGGCGCGCTGGACAGGCCAGGAACATCGGCCAGCCTGGCCCATATCGCTTTCCCGGCAGGATCAAACGGCTTCGGCGGGTTCGGATAATCAACGCTTGCCGCCGGGATGCCGGTCCATTGGGTCATGCGCGTGGTGACGATGTTTCGGATCTGCTCGAAGGTCATCTGCTATACGCCTGTGAGACGCCGTTGAAGGACGTTTCGTAGATGCCTGCCGGCGCCTGCTTCGAGTAGCCATCTTCGAGTTTCGTAGCATACGGCAAATTATTTTGGATGAAGACTTGCGTATACGGCTCAAGCCCGGTCATCGCAGCAAGCCCGCGGGTGATCGTCAAACCACCAGAGGGATCGAGGCTTTCTGTGGCTGTATAGACCGGCGCCCCCACTGTCACAATGTTGTTTCCTCGGAATCGACCGGTGTCCACCGGTGACCGCAAGACAATCTCGTTCAGCATGGCCATTGCGATCACACGAATTCGCTTCGATAAATCCTGCTCGACCACGTCAGCGAACAAACTCAGTGAAGTACTCCACCCTCTGCTCTTGGCCATTTCACTTCCTCATCTGGATCTCGTAATGAGCAACTGCCGGATCAACGCCAGGATTGACGATGGTGTAAACAGCAGGATCGCCCGTCAGCAGGTCGATGGTGGTGACCTTGTGGCCCATGGCAGGCTTGTCGGTTGTTTCGTTCGCGAGACAGATCAGCAGCACGTCACCGACCTTGATGTTCACGTTGTCGATGCGCCGGCTGTCGTAGTTGTCCAGCACGCCGCGCCCGGTGTAGGTCACAGGCTGAGCGGTTGTCTCTTCGGTCACCGGGTCGTAAACACCGGGCCCCAGGTACTCGCCGGTGAACGGCTGTACCGCATCAGCTAGGTCAGTGTCGAAGGCCTCGGCCAAGTCGCTCTGGATCTCGTCACGTAGGCCCATAGGTCACCTGTACACGTTGAAGCTGAAGCCGCTGGCACGCCATTGTGCAAGCAGACCCAGCGCGAACTGGACGCCGTCGGGCAGCGCGGTGGATTTGGTAGTGTCGATCGAGGCGAACGTCTTGCTGGTGGTCACCGATCCGGCCTTCACCGTCTTGGCCTCCAGCGAACCCTCGGTGTGCTGCTGGTACAGCTTGCCCTCGGAGGCGACAACCGCCAGCTCGGCGCCGGCCTGTTTCACTTCTTCGGGAATGGCATCCATGTCGATGCCGGCCAGGTTGAGCGAGGTCATATAGGCATTCGCCTGCAACACCGCCCGGGCCTTCTTGTCATCTGGAGCCCATGAAGGTCCGAGCTCGGCGTCAACGTCCGCCACGGTGATGTAAGTAGCCATCAGGCCTCCGCTTGAATGAGTGGGGCCGAAGCCCCGAGTGTTACTTGTTGGTTTTCAGCAGAGCGAGCAGCTCAGGCTTCGAGTCGTTGACCTTGTAGCCAACGCCCTTGGCGTCGAGCTGTTCCTTGATCTGCACGACGGTCAGTTCGTCGAGCGGGTCGGTCGCGGTCGCCAAGCGGTCTTTCTCTGCCTGCGCCAGCAAGTCATCGACCTGCTTCTGCAGCTCGTCCGACTTACTCACAGCAGCGTCGCGATCGCTTGTCAAGCGCTGCATGCCCGACTGAATGCCGGTCAGGGCTTGATACAGGCGCATCGCTGGGCCTTCGCCTTCAACAGGGTTCAGCACGCCCGCTTCAAGGCCAGCGGCCAGAGCGTTTACTGCGTCGAGCTGCAGAGCCTCGCGGGACGGCTCAGCACCGCCGCCACTGTTACGGCCGCCACCTTCTGCGATGCGGGATCGAGCATGATCGACGCCACCGGTTTCGCCGACGGTTTGCGGGCCGACGGTGATCTCGCCTTCATCACCCGAGAAGCCCCAGCGAGCTTTGATGTTCGGGTCGATGTGGTTGTCTTTTTTAACGGTCATGGGTTTCTCCTGAATCAGTGCTGCGCGGCGGGCAACTCACCCGCCGCGCGCTCGGTTACGGCGTTGGCGCAGTAACGAGGGAGGTGATGAACGCCATAGGCACCTGCTTGCGAGCGAACTTGCGCTCCCAGTTGGTGGCCAGCGCCAGGTCCGCCCAGTTCGCCGAGATCGGGCGAGTGGTGGTCGGGGTACCGGTGATGGTGGTGCTGGTGAACGAGAAGCCCAGCGGATGCACAACGAAGTTGCGACGAGTCCACAGGGTTTCAGTACCGCCACCATTGCCGCGATCCGGCGCGCGTTCGTATTCGAGGCCGTCCAGACCTTCTGGCTGCTCTTCGGCGTAGCCGATAGCGCCCGGGCCGAAGATGATCGACAGGTACTTGGCGGTTGGGCCGGTGCCGATCACAGGCAGACCGTCGTCCATAACGACCGGCATGCCTTGGAAGCGACCGAACTCCGGGGTCTGATCCGCGACCGGTGCGAAGTCGATCTGGTTCTGAATCGACAGCTCGGTGTGAACTGCCGAGTGCATGGCGATGACGCTCAGGCCGCCCAGCTGGCCGGTGTAGTCGCCCATCGTGCCCTTGGCGCGGATCACTGCGGCCGGGTTGATGATGCCGCCGGCGTCTACGACCATGTCGCCGCCATTGGAGGCGATGTTGTCGTTGTAGATGCCCACTGCAGTGGCAATGGTGCGGCGCTGGGCCACTCGCTGCCAGTAGGAGATCAGGCGACCTGCCACGAACTCCAGCGGGTCTTGCTTGGTGATGTTCTTCACCAGGTTCATGCAGTTCCAGCCTTCGTTGAGGTACGCGGCGCGCGCCTGCATGGAAGCGCTGGTGACCGACAGCGGTACCGCGATGTCGGTGTACACGTCGTTCGAGTAGTTCGACTCGATGGACGCGTCCAGGTCAACCCACCACGGAATGGTGAAGGTGTTCGACGGGCTGGCCAGCAGAGTGGTCATGTCCGAGTTGGTGGTCAGGATGCCCGACTGGAAGAACGCGGTGCGCTCAACGGTGTTGACGGTGATGTAGTCGCGCAGCTCATCGCGGAACACGACGTCCGAGAGAATGGTTGGCATTGCTGAATTTCCTTTTACTTGGCCTCAGCAGCGGCTTTCATGCGCGCGTGCTCGGCGGGGTTGGTTCGGCGAAGCTCTACGCGCTCCATGCCGGTCATTTGGTCCCACGTTTTGGTGGCCCCGCCACCCTTACCCCCGGCAGCCCCGCCGCCGTTCGCTTGCGTGCCGCGCACCAATGCTGCGTAGCGCGGCGCTTGCTGGAATTCTTTTGCCAGGTCTTCGAGAGTGGCGATGGTCAGGTTGCCGGCGGCATCCGTGACCTTCACCTGCCCGTCTACGATCTTCAGGCGGCGCTGGACGAACTCAGCGAGGATTTCGGCGTTCTCGCCGTCGGCGATGCTGCTGGAGACCTTCGAGGCTGCCGACGTCAGGTCTCGACGCTCGATGCTTTGGGTCAGCTCAGCCAATCGGGTGCGCTCGGCAGCCAGGGCTTGCTCGCTGCTTGCATACAGCTGCTCGAAGTCGCCTTTCGCCTTGGCGGCGTCGAGCTTTTCGCGCTCGAGCTTCTCGTCCGCCTCACGCTTCAGGCGCTTGGCTTCCTTGGCCTCGTCCAGCAGCGTCTGGTTCTGGCGCTTCAGGCCTTCCAGATCCTCGCCGCCGGCGGGCAAGCCCTCAACGCTCAGAACGAAGTCATCGCCCATGCCCTTGTAGAGCGCCTGCATGGCCGCATCGAGCGCTTCGTATTCAGCCTTGCTGATCTTGTACTTCATGTCATCCCCCGGATGATTTGCCGTTGGCTCAGCCTCAGGCATAAAAAAACCGGCTCAAGGCCGGTCGTTTGTGTGGTTCTTTGTCAGAGCCCTGCTCGCTCGAAAGCCAGCGGCTCAAGGTCTTTCAGCTGCTGCAGGGTGAGCGTCTTGCCGTTGTCGTCGACGAACTTGTCGAGCGCCAAGTCGCCCTTAGTGAACAGGGCATACCGGCTCGGTCCGAGCACATCGCGCTGGAAGGCCGCAGGCTGGCGTGAAAGCCAATCCTGATAGGTCGTCTTGCTCGACACCTGCGCAGCACCATCGGGCCCTACTGAGGGCCGGGTTGAGCCTGGAATCTCCCGCGCATACTCATCCTTCAGCACCGGGATCTCCGAAGTTCGGCAATTCCAGTGGAACGGAGGCGAAGGTGCATCGAGCGGCACAACCTGATTGTCGATTGAGCGGCAGAACGGCGATGTCCTGCCGTCCAAGGTGGCGATGCGGCGCTTGCCCTTGAGGATGTCGTCATTGGCCTTGAGCGTCTGTATGCGCGCCGAACTGGCGACATGGTTGGTCATGGTCCTGACGAGCGACGTAGCCTGATCCCGATGCAGCTGGTGAACGCTAGTGAGGCGCCGAGCGATCTGCTGGCTGGTCTCGCCCAAGCTGGAGCCAATTTGAATCTCGCCGATGATCTCGGCCGCCTTCTTGGTGCCGAACTGGTCAAGTGCGCCAGCGATACTGATGCGTTGCACACCCTTGCGGGCTTCGAGCTGCAGCGGATCGGCGAGGGCCGCGGCTGCGACCATCTCCGCCGACGGCACGCTGAGCTGTACGGCCGCCCTGACGACCTTGCCCAGCATCGTGGCATTGAACGCAGCCTCGTAGACCGCGAACTCGCCGAGATCCAGCTGTGCCCTTCCCTTCAGATCGTCGTAGATGCCCCGCAAATCACCTTGGAGCGTTTCTATCTGAGAGGTGTACCGACGCGTGCCGTAGGCGCTCAGCCCTGCCGCCACGCGAGCCTTTGCCGTATTGATGGCCTTGCTGATGAATGACGCCACCCGCTTTAGGTTTCCGCCGGCGTATCGCTGGACGTAAACCTGGTGCCGAGTGGTGGCATCCGTCAGATAGCCCTCACTACTCATCCTTCACCTCTTGCGGCTCGTTCGGTTTCAGCGGGTCGTCTTCGCTACCCGGAACCGGTGCTTCGCCCTCGCGATCGTCGTCGATGTCGTCATCCGTGCGATCAGACTCCAGCACGCCCGCCTGACGCAGGTTCGTGCGCAAGTCCTTCTTGGCGATGATGCCCTGTTGCCAGAGCTGCATCTGAGCCAGGATCGACTGCGCGTCCATGACCTGATCGAAGAACTCCTGATTGAGCCAGAAGACAGTCCCGGTCTCGTCTACCGCGTCCATCATGAAGCGCTGAGCATCGAACAGGGACAGCCGCACAGCCTCGGAGACGTTGCCGGCGATCGTGCCCAGCACCGAGTTATCCGAGCTGTAGCGGATGCGAACAGCTTCTGCCGTCTCGGCGCCTCCGCCCTGCTGGACGATGCGAGCGCCGATCATGAGCATCTGATCTTCCTTGTCCTTCATCAGCTCGCGGGCGAGTTGAGTTTCCTTGGCCTGCAGCATCACCGCAGAGCCCTGCTTGCCGAGGTTGTGCCCGCGCCGCGAGCCGATGTGCATCCCGTTTGGGTTCAGCTTGATGAACTCGTCAGGCTGGATATCCGTAGTGATGAAAAGCGTCGGCTGCGAACTGATGAAGCCCGCCTCTTCCACCGTGGCGCTGTTGCCGTAGTGCAGGATGTTCACCTCGGCCAGGTCTTCCAGCGGCGCCTTGTCGATGCTGGCGTCGTTGTTCTGGGAGCCGAAGAAGTGGAACGGGATGTGATCGAATGACTTGCCAGTCTTGTCGGTCGGCTTCGTCTCTACGCCGTCCGGGGTGTCTTCCGTGTACACACGCTGAACGTAATTGCCGTCGATCAGCATCAGCGCGCGGTATTGATCCTTGGCGGTGAACTCGAACCCGTCAGCCGTGGCTTCGTTGATCTTTTCGTGCAGCACTACCAGCGTCAGCCGGCGTACACCGTCGATCACATCCTCGCGCCAGTTGACGATGCTCTCGGCCGGATAGAAGTGAACGTAGGCACGTGCATTCGCAGCCTGGGCGACAGTGAGAGACATCTGCCCCTCGGGCAGCTCCACCTTTGGAAAGTCCACCAGCAGCCCGCCGCGACCAGTGTCGAGGCATTCGCCGGTTGCTTCCTTGCACAACTGCTCAAGGCTTGAGCCGTCGCCACTGACGTTTTCGAGCAGGTAGTCGATGGCCGGTGGCAGTTTGATTTCCGCCGTCTTGCGGAACACCGCCCCCAGCAGGCCGGTACGCGTGCGGCCGGTGACGTTGAGGAACATTGCCCGCTTCTTGAGCTGCTCATACCGCGCGATGTTCTCGGGCGACTGATTGAGCGGGTCAGGCATGGGCAGGTATTCGTTGTACTTGCGAACCTCTCGCGGCCCGGCTACGCAACGCTTGACCAGCTGCCAACCGGGCAAGGCATCGCTGTACTCCTGCCTGATGGCGCTGTAGTTGGGCATAGGGGCCTCAGAAAGTGAATGTGACAGGAATGTGGGTCATGGTGACGCGCTTGGTCTTTGCCACTGCGAAGTAGCGCCATGCGTCAGCAGGGTGAGACGCCCAGTCGTGAAGCGGCCGGTCTTTCCAGCAGCCCTTCTTGTCGTCCCACTCTTTGCGGTAGTTCTCCAGCGCGGTGATGCCCTCTTCGCACTTCGCCTCGTCAAAGGCGCAGTGGGCGAGGATCTCGCGCGCTTGGTCGATGCCGTCATCCACGCCGATCTTCGGCACGACCTGGAACGTCATGCGGTAGTGCTGGCCGTCGATCTCGTAGCCTTCGCGCGCCATTTCCCGGCGGGTCTTGGCATCGCTGCCGAACTCGCGGTTGTCTATGTCGTGCGGCCCCCAGTGCTCGGAGTAGGTGTAGCCCTTGTCCTTGAGCACCTTCATGTAGTGCCGCAGGCCTTCCCCGCTGTTCTGGTAGAAGTCGATGACGTGGTACTCGTTGCCGACCTGACGCACGAACCAGATGGCCGTGGAGTCGCCGACGCCGATGTCCCAGAAGGTCATCACCGGCAGGTGGCTGTTGTCTGGCAGCGTGCCGATGCGCTGAGAGGCATACAGCTTGGTGAACTGCTGGGCGTAGTAAGCGCCCTCTACCGACTGCTGGAAGGCCTCGACAGGGATCGACGGGTATTCCCGCTTCATGTCGTCGCCGAGGGTCTTCTCCTTGGCGGCGTACCAGGCGCGCTGCCCTGGGTTCGTCTGGATGCCGTGCT